CAGTGGTAGCGAAGTCTTCAGCAACCGAGGTGATGCTTGTATATGTACGTGCCCGTTCAGAGAAACGAGTATGAGTAGAGAGAATCAACGGGATTTGAAAAGAGGCGACTGCGATAGCTGCCGACTCTCTTGTAATAGTGATAGAGACAATATTGTCAAGTTCGCTCATTTAAGAACCTCTTTATGTAGGTGTAAGAGTAATTTTCTAAATCTTGTTTTCGGTTATACCTACCCTTTAAACATGCCTCACTAAGATTCAAATCTTCGCTAGCTACCTTTAAAGTTTTGTAAGGTTTACCCATTATGAAATATGCCCTAATCACTCTAAAATCTTGTACAGATTCGTCTTGTTCGAAACGACCTGCTCTAATTTCTTTTTTAATGGTGTCTAGGTTCATATTGAACATTTGTGATGCTATATGTAGGTTTGGAAACCAGAATCCACGATAGTAGTAATGGATGTCTCTATTACTTTGTACATAATCTTTAATATTTTCTTGAAAAACATCTCCAAGAGTTCCATTATCCCTTCTGTATCGGAATTTTGAAGTAGTCCATTTTAATTTTTGGATCGCTAGCCTTTTACTGGGAAACCAAAAACCTGAAACATAGAAACACTTATCATCTTTACGGCTTTCAACCTTACCACGTCTCGGGAGGCTCCCACCAAATCCGCCCTCAGCAACATTGTACCCGTGACCCGTTGTACAATTAGTTTTATATGCTTCAATTGCTTTCTGCTCTAATTCACCAATGTAAGACTTGCTACCGATACAAAGAACTTCAAATATAAAACTATCTTTACCGTATTTAGTTATTGCCCTACGAATTAAAGATTTAGTAGTGCGTTTAGTAAAATGTTGCCGCATCCGTAATTCAGGATCTTTAGTCATACCAATATATGATTTTTGGTTAACCTTATTGGTAATCTTATAAAGATAATAAACTTCTTCCAAAATAACCTCACGGAATTGGTATGCCCGGAGGAACTGTGAAAGTCTCTGACGGGTCAATAATTTGATTTTCAAGGATGACAGATTCAATCCAGTCAACAACTTGAGTTGTTCTGATAATGTAAGAGAAGACAACATCTTGATTGAAATATTCAACCCACTGTGTATCTCTTTTTTGTGGTGCCCTACGAATATCTGATTTTCTTAAAACACCAAGCTTTTCTTTTCTTGTGGCGTCTAATGAAAGGACGCTGTTATTAACTCTTTGACTAAAACTATTAGCCATATCGCCAGCGGTTGAGCCGCAAAAACTAAATTGAACAGTAACTTCGTATGCAACTTGATGAATGAGTTCAAACTGCTCGTTAATTGTAGAAGCCGTCTGTACATGACCTTGTTGCGAATGGCCTAATATGTTGATTACAACATATGGACTTACAGGCTCACTGCCATTTACGTGCGAGAAGATGATTCCAGCATTTTGGCTGGCGGTGTCTGGGAAGTATTCAATAAGGGATTGAATTACAGCACGTCTAACAGCTTTCCTTACATCACTATATGCTGCCATTACTCATCCCCTCGTTCAACTTTAAACTCAACACTTTCCCGCATACGACCTGTCCAAACAAGAGGATCATCAAATCCTTTAGCTTCAATTGTGCGAGGGCTGTTTGGTGGAGTATCCCAATCAGTGATTACATCTTTCATTTCTTTAACAAGAATAGGACCAAGCTTATTATATTCAGCTTTGAAAGTTGTATTCCCTTGAAGAACATTAGCAATACTTGCTTCGAATACTTTCCTGTACTCTGGACCTTTAAGCTTAGGCATAAAACCAAAACGAATGAAAGGACGTGTAGGGTTATTAATCGATCCTTCTTCGTTCCACTGAGCTACTTGAGCTACTGGAAGATTATCGTTGTCAGAACCATATCTAGAATTCTCAAACCAACCAATCTTTAAGTTTTCTTGAGTTGCTTGGATGAGATTCTTCTTAATCTTATTCCAACCAGAAGTGTCTACTGTAATTTTAATTGACATAAGACATTCCTTAGTTTGGAGTAATTTCTTTTCTGGCAGCAAATGCACGCCAATGATCAAGAATACCCATCTTATACCTACGAACCTTCATGATTTTGTAAGTATAAGTTTGACCATCTTCCATTGATTCCCATTCGAACTCATCAGCATCTTGCTGTCCTTGAACTTGAGTAAGCATCATTTCAGCAGAATAAACTTTTTGCCAATCTTTTGATCTTTCGGATTCAGGGAGTTGAAGAAGTTCATAGTCTTTCAATGGTTGAACGTTAGCTTGAATTACAAGATCAACAGTTGACCCTTCAACCCAGTCACCATCTACGTACGATCCTTGTGTTCGTCTGTGCAATGTGAGCGGAACTTTCTTTGTTAGGAGAAACATAGGTTTTGACATAGCTTCTCCTTAAACAATTACAAACGTTACGCCATCACCACAAGAAGAGCATCCATCATCAGAGTCACAACTTTTAATTTGTGTAAGACGACTTCTTACGTTGTCTGGATTTTGATTGTTAGCGCAAACATCTGCCCAGCTAATACCACCAGCATAGGGCATCATGCCATTCGGCAACTCTAGAATTGGATTGTTGATAACATTCTCTAGAGCTTTAAGGTATTGTGTAGAAAGGCTATTCCATACCTCCAGATCGCCTGTACGTTCTCTCGTGCTCCATCCTGCCAGGATAAAGCTAGCTGAAATAGCAGCTAGGCGCGCAGCTTGTTGAATGTTCTGATTACTTAAATCTAAAAATTCTTGAATCTGCTCGTCTGTATATAAGGGATAAAATGGACTTCCCGGAATATCACCAATAAGCAAGCGGACAGATTCGATAGGTGTAAGGGCCATACGCTCTCCTAGAAGGAGGGCAGACAAGCTGCCCTTATATTAACTACCAGCCATAATACCAGCAGCAACAAGTTTAACTACCAGAGCATCAAGCTGAGCCTTAAGGGCTGCAACGTCCGCAGCAGCAGCAGGTGCTTGATAAGCAGATTGTTTAACAACGCCAGCAACAGTAGTTGTAGCGGCTGGAACAGTAGCACCACCAGCGTCAATTTGCTCTGCAATAGAATTAACAGCAGCAATGTAGCCTGCACCAATTACAGGTGTAATAGCCATATTTACATCTCCTAATATTGGGGACTATATTTCAAGTCCCCTTATAAAGCTCTTATTAAGGAGCGATGCTTACACGGATCAGCGCTTGTGGGCGCAGAACGGCGTTCATGAAGTTAGATTCAGACATGATTTCAATGAAATCGTCTTTCTCGTTCATGTATTCGAACCAGTAAGCTTCTTGTGCAACTTGGTTGACAGTAGCAAAGCGGTTAGCTGGAGCGTAGTAGGTTTTGAACATTGCGTCGGCAGCAACGCGAGGGAAGACATAAGCATCACCAGCAGGGATGTAGTCAACAGTGTTACCAGTAACGCGATCAACATAGCTGCCACGGTATTCGATCCAGAGGATACCACCGTATTCAAAGGTGCGATAGCGACGATCAAGACCATAAACATTAGCAGTCAGACGACCAGTCAGAATTTGTGCACCTTGCTCACGAGCGTAATACTTGTAAGCATCAACAACGAATGGATGAGTAATCAGAGCGTTGAAGAACTCAGGTGAGCAAACAGCAATCAGATCACTAACAACCTGACCAGACTGAACACCATCTTGAACGTTGGCAATGATTGGTTCAACTTCCGCCAAAGGATCAACAGCAAGGTTGGTCAGATCCATAGTCAGTTCAGTACGGGTAACACCAAACTCGTTGTACCAGTTGATGGTATTGCCGTATGATTGACGCAGAGTACCGCTTGGAGCATACACGCCACCAGTGGTGATGAGCTGAGCACGAGCAGCTTCCAGAGTGATAGCGTGGTTCATACGCATTTGTTGCATTTTACGAGCACGAGTAGCTGAAACTGTTTCAGTCTGAATGCCAGCAAATACGTTATCCCAGCTTACAACACCATCGATGTCGTTTGGAGTGATTGCATCATCCAGCGGGAAGTGAGGGATAGCAGCGGTCAGGTAGCTACGGGTTGGGCCACGAGAAGCGTTGTTACGCTCATCCCAGTTACGGTCAGGAATCAGACCTTCGTTCCAAGTGGTACGAGGAACCAGAACGGTTTTCTGAGTTTTACGCTCAGTGTCAAAGATACCCAGCTGATTGAACAGACCCCAAGAGTTGGGGACGATCATGATATCTTCAGATAGGTCTACTACGCGGTTAAAATCCTGCGGATTGTAAGAAAGAGGCATATTATTTAAAACTCCAAATTAAACAGTAATTTCCAGGATTACGCCTTGCTCTTTGAGCAGGTGACGCAGACCTTCGAATTGGGTGGCGTTAAGGAAACCGGAAGTAGCTTGACGAACTGGGTAATCTTTCAGGATTACGTTGTCACGAACATAACCAACGGCATTGTCAGTAGTTTCAGCAGCGGCCAGAGTGAAACCTTGTGGCTTGGCGCCGTACTCATCACCAAACAGAACAACGAATTCGTTGGTGGCTACCAGTTGAGCGGCAGCAGACAGTAGAGTGTAAGCAGTGTCGGTAGCAGCTTTAGCACGATAAGCAACCATACCCATTACAACAGGGGTATCAGCAGCAACGTCAACAAAAACTACTTCACGGGCATAGCCAACGCTAGGATCACGTTCGTGAACAACAAGGTCGGAAAGTTGGGTAAAACCACGAGTAACTAGAGGCATTATTTATTCACCTTTTTGGAATTGTTTTTTCAGGAGTTCAGCGGTCAGGTTTTTACCTTCGGGTTTCTCAGGAACAACTTCTTGACCTTTTTTGCCAGTTTCTTTGAACAGATCAGACTGTTCCAGTTTTTCTGCTTGCTTTTGAAGATTTTTAATGACTCGTTCAAACGCTTCATCAGAAAGCTCATTCAGAGATTTAAACAGTTCTTCTGCTTCAGTCTCATCTTTTTCCACAGAGGCAATTGCAGCTTTACGTGCTTTAGCAACAGCTTCTGCTTTTTCTTCCTTGAAAGCTTTGATTTCTTCTTGGGCTTTAACAAGGGCTTCGTCTTTTTCTTTAAGCTGTGCTTTAAGAATGGCTTCGGCTGCTTCTACAGCCTTTTTGATTTCTTGTTCCAAAAGTTCAACCTCTTTTTGGTTATTTTTAGCTTTCTCTTTAAACACTTTAATAAGATGTTCTTGAGTGGTTTTATTGTTTAGGGTTTTGGTTACAAGACTATAAACCCCCTCTTCCAGCTTATCTTCAGCATCCTCAGATAGAAGCATTTCTCCATCAGAAGTTGAATAGCTGATTACTACAGTGACAGGTGTAGCCATAGGATCAAGAACAGCTTTACCATCTGTCATAGTGTAATTAGTTGCATACATCTCACTGTCCGTACAAAAGATTACGGAAGTATCATTAAAATCTTCTACATAAGTCCAAGAATCTTTATCGCCATAATTCTCTTGCACTGCACTTTGAAGCAGTTGCATAGTTTCACGGTAATAGCCAGCTTTGTGGATATCAACAATTCCTAAAGATTTAAATGCTTTCAAAACTTCATCAGTAATGGTTGCATCTGATTTCATCAAAAGGGATACGTGACGTTTATTAGCTGAATATCCTTGAGCTTCATGACACAGAGCTAGGTGAGGAGAGTTGTTTTCCTCTTGCTCTGATTTGATAATAAGAGGCATCAATCATCTCCATCAAATGTTACGTTTGTAATCTCACCTGTCTCTTGGTTGATGCGACCTTTTGCACCAATAGAAACACCAGAAACTACGCCAGACTTCTTAAGTTGCCAAAGATTTTCGTCGTTGTATTTAATCTTAGCAACCCAAGTACCAGCTTTGATTAGCTCACCAGTTTGCACAACCTGAACATCAAGCTCTTTTTGAATCCAAGACTTTTCAATGGTGAATGCTTCTGTTTCTTTAAGATGGAATAGGTTAGCCTTGACAACACCAGCTTCAAGATTCTTGTTAAAGTTTTCACAAGCTTTCTCAATGGTTTTGTCAGTCATCCATTCACCATGAGCATCTTTTGTAAATGGCTCATAGATAACTTCGTAGCTAACCATTTCCTCATTAACAACTTCTGCAACATCTCCTTTGCTTGAAGATCCGAAGAACTTCTCAATAAATTGAGAGAAGGCTTCTACTAGCGCTTGTTTTTCAACGGCCATTCAGCCTCCTATGTGTTTTCAGTATTTCCAACAGAGGCATCATCGCCTCCGATAGGACTGGTTGATGTACCTTCACCTGCTGTTGCCATACCTTCACCAGCACCAGAAGAATACGTGGTAAGTTTTTCTCTCACTTCTTCCATTTCTTCTGTGCCGTAGAATGGAGTTGGCATTCCAGCTTGATCGGCAATCCAGTTGATTGTGTCTGCATCTTGGCTCATCAAACCAACAGAAGCTACACGTTGAATAAACTTAGACAGAACATCCAAATCTTGTTTAGCAATAGAACCAAAATCAAAATAAGGAAGGACCGTTGTGTCCCAACCATTCAAAGCGAATAGCTGAGGAACCAAGTCATGATTAAGTTGGTCACGAATCTCAATAAGTTTCGATTCAATAGCCATCTCTACAACACTGACTTTAGATTCAGCGAGAGAGAAAGAACCAGAGCCATTAGAACCAAGAGAAAGGAAGTCGGCAAATAGGCAAGTTAGAATCTCAAGAGAGTAACGATTGATAATTGCATTAGTGTCAAAAGCTTTCTGACCTGTTACAGAAACAATATCAAACTCAAAGAACTTGTTACCGTTTTCGTCAACTACGTTCGGAAGTATGAAGCCTGATTGTTCTGCTACTTGAGCATTACGCATCATTCGCTTGTAGTATTCAAATACTGCCTTATCTTCTTCTGTAGCATTGGGGTCCATATAGCGAGGAGGAAGATACAAAACCTTAAAGCCTTGCATATCTTGAGAAACGCCAATTGCCTCTGATTCTTCAAAAGCTTTCTTATACTTCCAAGATTCCCAAGCACCTACAAGAGGAGATTGCCCATTGGGATCATCTTTGCTATTACCGTTACGGAACAAAAGAAACTTCTTACGAGGAATTCTTACTTTATCACCATAGACAGAATCTTGTGAATAATCATAAGATGGTTGATTCAGCCCCGAAGGCTTTACAACTTGTTGCCAGCAACCAGCCAAGTCACGACCTTCATTCTCCCAATCCCAACCTACGATGGAATCTTGTGAACGTTGTGGAAGCTTTTTAATACCTACAAGGCCATCATTGTATTTAGAACCTTTAGATTTATAGCGATTGCGATAAACCTTCTCTTGAATGTCAAAACCGTATCGGTTAAAGCTAACTACTTCCTTGATAAAAGAATTCCAAGAGTGGTCCATATCATCCATGTTTTGACGAAGGAATGTAGCTCTGTCTTTAAGCTGTTCTTCATACCCTTCTGGAATCTTGACACACCACGGAACCCTTGCTATCATCATTTCTACAAGGTTAAGTGCGGGAGCAATGGTACCGTCTTTAGACATCTTTTTGAAGGTCTGAACAGCCCAAGGCCAACGTAGCTCCCAAGAGCATTCCTCGAAAACTTGACCGCCTGCAACCTTAAGCGCATTAAAGCCAGTTTCACCAAACTTTAGACGAGGAATAACCTCATCGCCCGTACTAAGGGCTAATTCTTCTTGTGCCATTAAGGCTCCTTAAATACGGTTAAATGGGTTTTTAGTTGAGAGGTCTACTTGTGAGAGTCCGGTTAAGAAGTTAGGAATCTGGATTTTCTGAGCCAAAGTAATAAACGCATCACTTGAGGCGTCCACTTGGTCATCTTTTACTCTTCTGGTTCCATCAAAACCTTCAAGCTCTGAGAAGTAAGTTTCATTCCAAGGGGCTTCTATATAATCCACCAGACCCGCCTGAGCAGCAGCAGTGAACGGTTGGAATCTAACCACTTTAGATTTATTGGATGGCCTCATACGAGCAGCAAAACCTTCCCCTAACAAATCCTTAATCATCATTTGACCAGCAGCTTTACCGGCTTGTCCCGGCTCTTGCGGCAGTATGATTTGAGTATCCTCTGGGTCTGACTTAGCAGTCTCAATGATCCTTTGCATAACTTCACCAAATCTTGCTCTAAATCTCACAACATCTAAAATCACATACCTCTGATCTTTTGTTTTACCAATGAGAACTCCAGCAGTCCAGTCAGGATTTGGTAGATCGTCTGATGGTAATGAGCCAGCTATATCCCACGCTCTACAATAAGAAATAATATTTAAATCAATCAGACTTGCAGGTTTACACCATTCCTTCTTAAAGAAACCACTGGCAGATTCACGAACAAGCCAATTTCCGTCTAAAAGTCTGGATTTTTCTACGCCCTTAAGACCCTTTAACCATGCAACGTACTTTGGGTTAATTCGTTGCACGATTGGGTTGTCTGTGACGTTAGCGCTGATGAAAGTAAAGGATAGAATATCCTCTAAAAGAACTCCAAACTCTTCCGCTAAGGCTTCTGGAGAATCACCCCAAATAAAATCACCATCTTGGAAAGTGAAATAACGAAGCATACCATCTTTAGTTCTGTCTGGTGTACCATCTTCGTGCAGATAAGGCTCTACCCATTTACGTAAAAAATGATCATAGGAAGGGTTGCACGTAATTTTAAGCTTAGGTTGTACTTCAGGGCAGTTTGGGTTACGCATACGAGACATGATGTATTGAATCATGTGTTGCGTAAACTGTGTACCTTCATCTACATAGTATAAGTTTGCCTCAGCACCTTGCCAATCTTCATCGGCATCATCGTTTTCGAAGTGCTTCATGTAGATTTCAGCTTTAGACTTAAAGAAAACAAATTTCTTATCTTTAGCATACCACCGATATTCTTCGGGCTTGTATGCCTTTGCAAAAATACGCTTACACTTTGAAAGAAGTCCTCCTGGACCCATAAGTTGCGGTGTGGTACGTCGAGTCATCACCCCGATAAAGTTGGGAATGTCTGTGTACTGAAGGAAATCAATAGCCCCGATTTCAGATTTACCGGAGCCTGCTGCCGATATTGTTATGAAGCTCGCTACACTTCTCTCAAGTTTCCTTGAGTGTCGGACCAACTCTTAATTCAAAAGAATTCTCTCTGTTTCGGGAATCGCTTGACCCCTACTCTACTCACTTCCACTTACGTGTGTTTTCGATGGCCTCTACGCACTGTCTTTAAACATTGGCACGGGATTACCCTCAGCTTTACCTGTTAGGGCTTCCCCGTTTAAGAGAGTTTTAAATGGAGGCGCAGATTTCACCACCATACAGCGTCACATCAGCTTGACTTTGGACATACATCAACTGACGTTGACTACATGGTCCCGGCAAGTCTTGGCTCATTACATTCACCTTTTATTAATCTTCTTCTGAATCTTCTACAGAACCAGCATCTTGACCAGCAATAATCTTAAGGTACTTATTGGTCATAAGATCACGCTTGCGACCCCCTACGTTCCTTGAGGCAACTACTTGCTTGAAGGTTTCCCATTCCATAGCATCAAGTTCTTCTTTCGTATAAACTCTCTCACCAAGAGGGATAGGAATTGCATTAACACCGGGTTTACTTTCAATCCCAATGTCTGTATCAATCTCAAGTTCTGCTACGAAAGGAACGCCTTTGATCCGTGGGAATGTACGATCTTTTAATACAGCACCGTTCTTACCAGCTTCTAGCAGTCTTTTAACGAAAGCTACTGGGTCTGCTGCTGTAATATTTAAAGTTTGTTTTGCCATAAAATTTAATAGCTCTTTTAAAAGTGTCTATACAGTATAATGCCAAGTTGCTTATTTTGCAACCCCTGATAGAAAATATTTATAAAATAATTAACTTATTGAAGGACTCTCATTAGAAAGCCCTTTGTAAATTAACTTCTTGATGTTACTTGAACACTTACAGATGCTCCATTTACTGCCGTAACAGCGGCCAGGAGAACTTCCACCGCAAGTAATGTAACTGCACTCCTTTGTTCAACCCTGATTGTACATCCTGTTGTGCTGATAGCTGTAATTCTTACAAATTGGTTAGCTGTCGTGCTTGGGAATATCTGAGCTTGTACATCTGGGGCAGTAGAATAAGTATTTGCAAACGTGATTACTAAATCACCTGAAGCGTTTGTTGTGCCTAAGAACGTCTCAACCTTTCTGAAGCCTTGAGAGGTCAAATAAGATTGTACTCTAGTGTTTGTATAGTAAAGGTTAGTACCCTCTGCTACATCAGTAGTACTTAGTACAACAGCGCCAGTTTTACTATTTACAGAAGTTACTGGATAACTTACAGTTGGTATTGTTGGGAACGTAGCAAGAGAACCATCACCACGGATGTACTGTGTTGTAGTTCCTGCCGGAGTATTAAATTTTCCAGACAATCCTGTAGTCAATGCTGTTGTAGTAGTATATCCACCAAGCGTTGTAGTTAAGCTTGAGTTTGTAACATAACCTGAAAGCGTGGTGCTTAATGAACTTGTTGTTACATAGTTTGCAAGAGTGCTTGAGTTAGCTTTAGAATCTAGTGTTGTTTGAAGATTAATTACATCACTGATTGCGTGTGTGTGAACTGTAGCTGCTGCACCAACGTCGGTATTAGTAAGAACAACATCACCTGTCTTTGTATTAACACTTGTGACAGGATAGTTTACTGTAGGAATTGTTGGCTTATTCTTAATATAATCAAGAGAGGCTGTATTAGCTTGATTCCAATCGCTTTGTATTTGAGCAGCAGGAATAGTTAAGCTAACATTACCAGTTTGACCATTGACACTTTGTACTGGAGCTGCTGCTGAAGCTTGGGCTGTTGTTGTCTTAGAATCTAGAGCAGATTGTAAGCCTGTCACATCAGAAATTACATGGGTGTGTGCAGATGGTGTAAAGCTCGTAGGCTTGTTTAGAATCTGTGTAACGCCACTCGTTGCATTCCAGTCTGATGCTACTTGTGCTGCTGGGATAGTAAGACTAACGTTTCCTGTCTGTCCATTGACAGATTGAACAGGAGCACTTAAAGAGGCTTGTGAAGCTGTTACAAAGCCTGTGTCATTTGTAAGCTCAGATAAAGCTGTTGGAACATCCGCATCTGTAATGTATCCAGCATCATTTGGTAATTCACTTACAGTAGTAGGAATCTCTTCAAAGTTAGCAAGATATTTGAACTGTCCTCTTTGAACCATAGCTGTCATGTATGGAACACCAGAAGCATTACCAAGCATTGAAACAGAGTTTGCTCTTATTTCAAAAGAAAGGTTTTGTCCGGGTTCAAACAGAAGAGGTGTATCTTTAAAATCAAGAACATTATCGCCAGCTACAAGACTCTCACCACCAACGCCTTGTACCCAAGCTGCTTTAGTTGGATAATATTTAACTACGACATTAGGACCAGTGGCAGTAATCTTCATTCTAAAGTTTGTCATAGAAGAAGCTGTTTTAAACTTCAAACTATTGACACGACTTAGGAGAGATGTTGTGTATGAGAAAATGAGAGGATTTGCGTTTAGGGTTGTATCAAATATCCCTTGAGACACAAACTCATTTTCAGCCTCGATCATATGAACATAACCGGGCTTGGAGCTTGGTGCATCTTTTGGAACGTAATGATCTACAAGTCTGTAACGATTACCGTTAAGATTGTTCTGAATGGCTAAGAAGCCCGAAGCTTCAGAAAGGGTAATCAAGTCACCAAAGTTAATAGACCCTGATTCTGTAGCAAAGCCTTCAGGAGCGAGGAGAGTGTCATCCTCTAAAAGAAGCATCCCTGTTCCGGTCATGGAATCATCAGCATTCTTTACGAACACTTCCCTTGTACGGACTTCTTCCATCATCTGAGTGAAGCGGGGGTCTTCGTTTGTAGAAGAGTCGCTGCCAGCGTTTGGATAATATTTATATACAGGCATTATGCTACCGCCTGTACTGAAAGTCTGCCAGTTCCTCTAGCCCAAATTGTAGATTCTCCTGAGTCTACAACATAAAACTCTAAAGTGTTTAGTTGAACACCGTCCATAGAGTTTGTAGCGGGCTGAGTTGGTTTGATTTGAAGTCTGATTGATCCACTACCTTTAAACTGTAAAATAACTTTAGTGCCAACAGCAATGCCGGATAAAGAATTTATGTTTTGGTATGTGAGGTTATCTAAAACAACGTCTGGAATCGTTGATGACATTTAAACATTCCTATACTTATTGTATTTATTTTAGGGAATGTCTTCTAGAGGATTTTATAGCCATCAAGACAAGATGGCTTCTGTTAAACAGCCTCTAGTCTGTATTAAAACTTTTAAACTGGGCGTTCTTCCCATGCAAGAGAGTAAACCCCCGTTGCAGCACCCGACCCGAAGTTATGGATACGCAAGTAGTAAGTACCTGCCGGAAGCCCACGTTCTGATTGATTACCACCACTAACGGTTTGTTGTTGTGCTGTAGCGTTGGCTGCAACAACTCTTGCATTCTCAACCACTGTTCCACCAGTAACGCCACTGCCAAAAGCAACGGGAGCAGCGTGTGTAGTGATTGTAATAACAGGTGTGTAGTATGGCTGTTTTCTTTGAGCCATTCTATTCTTACCAATCACAGGAACTGTTGTATTAAACGTAGCCACTTCTGTAGCACCTGTTATAGCTTGGAACCTAACACTCCCTGCATCTGCTGCAATAGTTTGTTCAAACAACATAAAGTCAATTGGAGATACAAACTTCAATACTTGAACACTGCCTGCTGGGATGTTGAATTCAAAGAAGCTTCTAAACTCCCTACCCTCAAACAAACCTGTCTGACCTGTGTCAACCCTTAAACGACGAAAACCCTCCGAAGAAGATGTCCAAACATCTCTGGGAAGGTTAGTTGTGCTGTAAGGAGATACAATCTCTGCTGTATCTTGAATAACTACTTTACCAGTAGTACCTTTGATCCAAACAATTGTATCAGACTCTTCTACATAAAATGTTTGAGTAGAATAAAGAGGAACACCACGAGCATCATCAGCAGGTTGTGTTGGAGAAACGATGATAGAGACAAGACCACTTGTGTGGTTTGTAATTACAAAGCTTTTACTAACTGAAATTGAAGCTAATGTATTTAAATTTGAATATGATGTGCTACTTGGTACAGTTACGATTTGCACAGAATTCCCCCTTAATAGGAATAGTTGTTTTTGTTTTGAAACGGGGAAATTGAAAATAGTTGCTGAAGGCCACCCTTCCTGCCAATCAGCCTGCAAGCACGAAAGTCTGCTCGCTTCTCCACAGACCTCGTTTACGTGAAGTCACTTCGGCCACGTTTCCACACGGGCATTAGGAATAAGGGCCTCTAGGTTGGTTGTGTTATCTTTGATAACCCTAGAGGCAAACTCACTAGGCAAAGTGAGATACCAAGCACGCAGCTTGATGTGGTGCCGATAATCTGATTTGAACAGATAACCTATCGCTTACAAGGCGATTGCACTGCCGTTGTGCTATATCGGCTTAATCTTCTTTCTTTGGCAGCATGTGGAGCGAAAAGCGAACAGGCTTCTCTGTAGCACCAACAGAATTATCTTCTTCTGGGGTATCTTCTGTATTCTCTTCCAAAGATTTCTTAATCGTATTTCTACGTTGTTCTTCGTTGATAGCTGCTGATGTGGTTGAAACTACACGTTCCACAACCCACTTTGCAGAACTCAATTGATCCTTTGGGATGTCTTCCCCGTTAATTGATTTCTCAATAATAGCAAGAGCAGGATCTTCAAGCTTGGAAAGCTTTGTTAGGAGTTTACGAAGTTCACTCTTACGCACACGAGGACCACGCACACCCTTACTATTTCTGTTTTCAGGGTTATTGGTGAACCCCTGCCGGTTTCCCTTTGGAGCTGGCATATTAAATACCTCTTTTGTATTTATTCTTTTCTGAATAGCTCTGGTTGGTACTGAATTCCAACATTTCATCACACTGAGGCCATGACCCTCACCTATTTTCAGATGACTATTAGGAGCACTCCCGTATCAGACTACGGATTCAAAGCTATTTAGAAAAGAACCTACCAACGGAGAAGGATCAGTAGGTTCTGAAGCGGTTATACCAAGGAGGAGAGACAAAGTATAGCCAAAGGGCGTTAGCAACTAACCAGAAGGAGAAAACAAGCTAGTTGCTAACATTCACGCATTACTGAGGAGGATTTTACTTTTTAGCGTGAAGAAGGTGGCATTCTCGACAGGACTCAAACCTGTAACCTAGGAGGTAGAAGCTCCTTGCTCTGTTCAGTTGAGCTACGAGAATATTAGGTGAACGAGTCTACTGGTTATTCTCCAGTACCTCCGTGTCTTTCACTCACGGTATCCTAATAATTTAGACTAAGTACGTTCATAAACCTGCTGGCATGGTTGAATTCGAATCAACGACCGGACGGTTAACAGCCGTCTGCTCTACCGCTGAGCTACACGCCATTTGCAAAACTAGAATTTAAATCCAAAATGCTCAGGAATACTCTCCCTTGCATATTTGAAATAAATATCATTTTCCATAATGAAATTATCATCAGCTTTAAACTTGATAACTTCTACAAAATCTTCAAATGCGTCACCATCAAAGAAACGATGGAACCATTCGTGACTCATTATAACATCTGGATATGCGCTCACAACAACTTGTGGAGTTTTAAACAAGGTTGTGTAATCTAAGAATTCAAATTTATGGTCACACAACACAACATCAAAACTGCAACCAATCCAAGCTTCTTTATTTCCGTAGTGAACTACTTTTACACGACCACCATTGGGGAATGTAAAAATATTGCTCATCTTGGAATGGCGGTATTGCTCGCCTTCGAGAAGGTTAAAGAAAATCTCGTTTGAAGCACCGGCTCTATCGGGCATTGTGCTAATCATCAAAACAAATTTGTCATTGTCTCGTGCCTCATGGATTGCTTTGATAGCAAGTCCGTAGGTAACACCGGCTCCGGGTTCACAAGCCGCAATGGTGAGCTTTGATTTAGACTGCATCAATTTGTATTGAGCAGGTAGAACAGGTTTAAAATTTGACATAGCGTCTTTTCCTTATTTCATAGCGAAATGTTTATTTGTGTGGTCAACGGAGAGGGAATCGAACCCTCATCTAAAACTTATGAGGTTTCAGCTTGGCTCCACTAAGCTATCCGTCGAAACTTTTACTTACCTTGCAATACATTATACACGATATATTATAACAATGCAAGAATTATTTAATCATTCAATGGCTTAGCTGGTGTAATAATTTCAGCTAAAAGCTTTTCTGTCAACTCTTCAAATTGATACTCTCTATCAACGCAAGATTCAGGATGATCTATAATCCCTTGGCATGTCCAGCAAATATCATTCATTGTGCCGTCAGGAAGATCAAACATCATCTCCCCACGGGTTAAAACAGCTTGGCAACTACTGCATCTCATAAAAATAACTCCTTTATTGTTATTGTTGTATGAGTTAAATTATTTACGTGTTCATCTATTCTACCAAGACATCTTCATTTTGTAAAGCCCTAACACAAAAATATTTTTCAAGGTCTTTTCTTTTCATCTTATCTAGACCTTTTTCAATTCCTTTTGGCGTAATATACACTTTACTTGAACTCCAAGGTACTGTAACTTTAACACAGCCCATGCGCTGCATAATCATCGGAAGAACTGTTGTGCCTTTGTTATATTTATTACCAGTCCTTTCACTAACGAATCCATAGCTAATAAGAAAATGATTGTCTACAATTTCCTGTACTTCCGGCGCTTCTTGAGAAACTAAATAATCCTCAGCATAGAAGTAATCGTTTCCAACTAAATCGTTTATACACACATCCCAAACATCAGAAAGAAATCTCATATCTGGAAATTTAAACCATTCCTTAGATACGTTATAGTCTTTAAACCTGCTGTGTAGCTCACTCTCACAACCTCTGGGATTCTTACAATTGATAGAAAGAAGAATAGAGATTTGTTTACCTAACTGCCTTTCCAATGTCTTACATCTTGTTTGTGGATCATTACTAATCCCAATCTTATGATTCTCACCATCCGACATAACATATACAAATGTGCTTTTACTCATTGATTTCATATTTTATCTTTACTTAAATATTAATTTTATTAGTTATTAGATTTAAACTTCCAAATGGGTTTGAAGGATAATCAGGCAAAGAACGCCCAGGAAATCCCATACAAGTTTTCAGTAAACTTGCCTAGAGATAACCTTGGATCAATGCCTGCCTTCTACCCATCCCACCGTTTGATAAATTCTTCCAAATTGGGATGTTAGTTATTGCTGTAAACAGCCATCAAG